GGATGCTAGTGAACTGATACTTGATTGCGACCAACCAGAAAGGTATCCGAGAACTTCTTGGTCATATTGATCGGCTAACCGATATGCGGCACGATCAGAAGCAAGCTGTGAAAAATTCACATGTGAGTGAGCTTCTTCTATATCGTCCATTTTAAAAGCAAAATAATTTGCCTTATCAACAACGAGTGTGAAATCTTCGTCATCAAGATCTTGCGGAGTTATTTGCGCTCCACGAGCATACTCTTTGACGGTAATCTCAGGCTCTTTGATGATTCTGACTGTATCTCCCATTGAGGAGATCTCGCCAAAATAATCCGAATTAGTAATTGAACCAACAACCGTACTCTTTCGGAAGGCTAACTGGACCTGCTTGGAATAGATAACTGGTGAAAAGTTACCATTGGGCAGATTACCATAGCCTGCTGCAGTTTTAAATGCCATGATTAAAATCCTTTCATATTAAAACTTGTCAAATGCAAAACACCACTACACTTTAAAGGTCTATTCAAAAAGGTGCAAAACTATAAATGTTGCGCTCACTTATACCTTTGGGCTTTTATGTCACAGAGTAATTTAAACTTTCTGGAGCTTGCTATGGTATGTTTATTAAGTTGCTATACTATATAGGGTAAATAAACATTCTAATACATAGTTATACTTATATTAATACTTTTGTCAACACTTATCTTGCATTACCAGATAAATCGTATACAAACTTACCAGTGCGGATTGCCTCCATTATTGCATCTTGGTTTGTTTCGTACTCTTTAGCTGACATTGCTTGGACAGCAGATTCACGTAAGTAGTCACTAGTACTATCTTCTTGTGGCTTTGTTCGTGTACTTTTAGTATTAGTAGCACGAGCCGCATCTTTAGATGATGTATCTTTCTTTTTGCCTATACCCATATCAATTTTATATAAATCTATGGCTCTAGCCGCAGAACGAGCATCATTATCATTTTCATAGAGAGCGTCTTGTACCCACTTAGGCTGATCTTCAGCCCAGTTGTGAAACTCATCAGTCTCTCTTATTTCATTAAAGTCAGGATGTAAACTAAGAAGTTCGGCTTCAGCCTTTTCCTTGTGTACATTTAACTGCATAGTATCTATTTCTTTTACACGCTTGTCTAACACTTCGGTTTGTTCTCGTGCTTTTTTAATAGCTATAGTTTCAACTATTGCAGCTACGTCAGGATACTGTTTAGCCCATGCCTCAATATCTTCATCCGACTTTGGTAAACTTATTTCTTTACGTGTAGACTCGTCTAGTTGTTTTTTAAGTGCATCTATTTGAGTTTGTAAATCACTCTCTTTTTGTTGAGAATGTCTCCGTAAATCACCGTACCGTTTCTTAAAGGTTTTTTCTTCGGCAGTTTTAGGTTCAGCTTCTACAGGCTCTGCCTCTTTAGCTTCTCCCTTGTGATCTTGAATAAGTTCCTTTAACTCTTTTTCGTCTTGTTTAATCCTATCGTCATTAGCGGTAGGTCTATCAACAAATGCAACTTTCTTAGGTGTTGCGTCCTCAGTCATAACAGCAGCTTCAGCCATTGTCGTTCTCCTTTTCTAGGGCAATCGTAGCCAATATGGGGGATTGGTAGCCAGATTATATGTGGTCTATTTCTTTTTAGAGGCTAGTCCACCTTTCCTCTTTTTAGTTGGTTTAACTTTCATTTTTGCTAAACCTCCTTTTGCTCGTCCACCCATATAACCTGTAGTGGCTTTTTTCTTACGAGCTTCTTTTTTAGCAAAATCTGCTGCACTTAATGATTTAACTGGTTTTGGTATAGTTACTGGTCCAGTATATTCATCTTGTTTAGCTTTAAGAGCTTTTGCTTGAGCTTCTAATCTTGCAGCTTCTGCAGCTCTTGCTCTTAGTCTATTTGCATTTTCTTTAGCATCTTGTATAGATTTATCCACACTAGATACTGGATCTGGTGTATTTATATCTAATCCTGCTCCACCAAAAGCATCTAACGAATCTGGTTGTAAAGAGGGTACTCCACTTAAATCTAACTCAGGTCCAACTTTAGGGAATCTATCTTTTTCATCAAAAGGTGTTACAGTGGGATCAGTAACAGTAGGTTTAATACCTGCCATGTAGTCTGCTGTCTTTCCAGATGTAGCCATTGGTATAGGTGCATATGGATCTACTGCATCAGTTTGATCAAAGTCTCCTGTACCTGTAATTTCACCAAAGTCATCTTGTTCAATGTTAGGCATAGGTATAGCACTAGGATCTATAGGTGTACCTGTTGTAGATAATTGACCCTGTAAATCAAATAAGTTTTGATCTGATAATTTTGTAGCACCTGCAGGATCAAATGTAGGTAAAGGATCAGCTAATTCAGTTGTTTTTATAGGATCAAGATCAGAAACAACCGTTGGAAACTCACCCATATCACCAATATTATAATCATCAGGAGGTTCTATTGCTTCAGGTCTTGGGGGTGGCATCACAATCTCTTCAGCATCAACAGAATTTGTTACTATAGGATTAACTTTTATCTGTCCTGTTTCTTTGTAATTTTTTAAAGCATTTAATACAGCAAGAGTATCAGATGTATCTACCCCTGCATTTTCTAATTCATATCGTCTTAGAAATTTAACACCTTGTCCTGTGCCATCATCTATTCTAAATATGTCCATACGTGAAGCACCAGTACCACCTACATCTCCCATATACTGTAAGTTTAGTCCTCCCTCACCGTCACTGTTTGCACCAAAGTTAGATACAAATCCAACAGTATCAAACTGTCTTATGGCATTTTGTTCAGCAGACGTAGGTGGAGCAGGCTTATTTTTTTCTTTCCATGTATCCATCCATTTATCTACATTTTCTAATAACACAGCTTTGCCTTCTAGCATAACACTTATTTTATTTGTAGACGGATCTATAGTTATTAGTTTTTTATCTTTTAAAAATTTAAGTATATCTTCATCTGGACCTTTTGTTTTCTTATCTTCTTTAACTTCTTTACCAAATGCTTTACCTATTAAATTAGATACAGATTGAAAGATAGAATTTTTAGGGCGATCTACTGTTAAGTATTTAATTAATGCAGCTTTTTCCCATTCAGTTATTGCTGCTCCTTTTCTTACGGCAGGCTCAAGATCTGACTTAAAAGGATTTTTCATTTCTAAAACTTCATCAGACCATTTACCCTCTTCTAAAGCTTTTTTAGCTACCGCTTTACCACTATTATAAGGTATATCACTTAACATACCTAATGGTGTATAAGATAATACTTTAGCTCCTAAATTTGTATAGCTATCTGCAGCAGCGTCAAATTCTTCACCTCTATATTGTTTAAATGGTTTTGCTATTCCTTTATCTTCAGGTTTACTTTGAGCGTATCCACGATCAGATAAACCTAATCTAGTCATTTCTTCTTCAGTAGCAACTTCAGGTTCTACAACAGTAGGTTCTTCTACTTTGGGTTCTTCACTAACTGGATTAGTTAAATCTTTAATATCTGGTAATGTAATATTTCTTCTACCACTTCTTACAGGAACTTGTTGTGGGCTAGTTAAAGTTCTAAATTGAGGATTATATTCACTAAGTCCACCTGTTTGCATTTTACGTGGTTTATCATTGTCTTCTTCTTCTTTACCGCCTGCAATTACTACAAGATCTGCCATACCAAAAGGTAAATCATCAGGTATAGTAGGCTCATCACCCATTTGACCCATAGCTTCCATACGCTTTAAGCCCATCTTAGCTTCTTGTCTCATTATCATAAGTTTTTCTAAACCAATATACCGTACAACATCTGCAGGGAATACAAACTCTCCTTCACTTAACATAGTTGGTATATCATCTTTCACTTCTTCCTTTAATGAACCAGAAGGAACGTCATTACCAGAGATAGGTTCTACTTCACCGCCTTCGTCTTTAAGACCGCCATCATCCATAAAAGCCATTTGCATTTGCGTAGGCATACCACCTTTATTCATGTTAAGTCTATCTGGAACTTTTGATCCTCGTTCACGCATTTCTATTTGAGATATACGCTCACTATCTCTTTTTGGAGTTTCTAATGCTCTTTCAAATATAGGACTTATATTTTTAACATTAGGATCATAACCAGTATCTCCATATTTAAGTTCGGTATACTTGTTCAAAGCATTACCACTAATTAGATCATTATCAATTAAAAAATCTAATACAATACTTTCTGTTTTCTTTACTGCTTCTTTAATTGTGTCAGTAAAACTTTCTGCTTGTTTAGGGGTTACTTGCATATTATATCCTTTAATTAATTACTTCATCTCTAAGAAGTTTGAGCCTACGTAATGTAGAAATAGCACCTTGCGCTCTGTGCAAAACAACTATATTATCTGTTTGTTCCATAACTCTATGTTGTTGCTGTATAACAGCATCTATATAGTTATTGAAGTGGTCCAACATTTCCTTGTTGTTGACCATCGGCTTGAGGCGGCTGAGTAGCTGCTTGTCCATTTCCGCTAAATCCTTGTTCTTGTGGTTGTGGTACTTGACCTATTCCTATTGTTCCTCCACCTGCACCTGTCATGTCCATTGCATCTGCACCTGCAGGAGCTTGTGGTTGTCCTTCTGGTTGAGGTTGTGGTAATTCTTGCTTAAAGCCTTTCATTAATTCTGCTTGTACGGCTGCTTCTCTTATATCATTAGTAACTTTCTCAGGATCAAGATCAAGAGCTTTAGCTATTTCCCTAATAATGTAATCCATTTTAGCAAATGGTGCAAGCGCAGGATTAGATGCAACTTGTAAGAACTGCATTAATCTTTGACTACGTACTTCATTAGCCATTAAGCTTTCTGTTCCTCTAGCTTTAACTTCCAGATCTCCTCTAATCTTTGGATCAAAGTCAAACTGCATATTAAATCTAAACAGACCTTCTCCTAACGGTCTAAGTAAATAATCATCTACATTTTTAATAACATTTTTAATGCTGCCTGCAGCAGCGTTCATAAGCATAGACATACCTGACGCAGTTCTACCTACACCCTGTACTCCTGTTTGCCCATGTGCAAAACTAGGAAAGCCTGTACTTTCATCAGCTAGTACTCGTGCTTTATCAAATAACTGTAAGTTCTCTCCTGCAACATTAGGAAACTTTGTGCCAAAGATAGCTTGGCCGGGCGCACCCCCTTGTCTTCTAAAGACTTTTCCGGGATATACTGACAAATCTTGGCCGGGAACTAGGTTAGTTTCATCTACCTCTATAAGTAAATTACCAGACAACACAGCGTTATCTACAGCCATACGCATAAACCCATTCATTAGCGTCTGGGTATCATCCATATTTTCGGCTATGCCTACACCAAAAAAAGAATATGGATTAAGCTCATAAGGAGCAGCCATATAAGGTATTCTTGAAGGCTTAAATGGATTAAGTACCATGCGCAATAATTTACCATTACATATCCATACATTTACAGATACTTCTTCTAGGTCTGCAAGTTCGTTTGGTATTTCTACATTTTCTGCTTTAAGCATTTCAACATCGCAAGTACCCCAATATTCAAGTACTTCATATCTATCTATACTATGCTCTGGTGCATAATCAGATAGATCATCTTCCCAATAATCTTTGGTATAATTTTCTCCATCTGCTATAGCTTCCTCAATAACACTATCTCTAAAATAAGGTCTTTTCTTTAAGGCACGTAGCTGTGATCGTGATAGCTTATGCTTCTCTATAACATACTGTGCCTCATCCATATTATTTGCATCAGGGTCTGGATAAAAGTTCCATACCGATACATGAGAAACTTGTGGTACAGTTTTAATAGTAGGATCATACGTACCTTCATCTGTCCAATTAGGGTATTCTTTATCTACAGCGAATGGTCCTTTCATTACACCAGTACCAAATAAAGCCATTTCAAATGCTGTACTTCTTAAATGTTTATTAGCACTTGACTCTTGTAACTGATCATGTATTTTCTTTTCCATACCTTTTGCTGCTATCATAGCAGGACTAAATGTAACAGCAGTAGGCGTTTTACCTATCTCTTCTTTTACTCCATCTATATCGTCAAGCTTACCTTCTAATGGACCTAATAATAAAGAGTTCTTTGTAGCACCTGCAGGCAATTCTTTACCATCTCCTGCAAAGCCATATGGACTTTCAGGTTCTTTGGTATTACGTAACTGTTCAGGTTCTTTGGGATCAAAGCTAACATCTTCAACTACACCTTCTGGTAATTTAGTAGGTTCAATAGTTAAAGGAAACTTATTTGCTGAAAATAGTACATCAACAATTTGTCCGTAAGCTGCAAGGGTTTTTGTTTTAGTAACCTTAATAAATACTCTTGACTTTTCTGCTTCGGTAAACTGAACATCCGAGCCATATATACCTCTATAGTTTCGGTACGCTCTTAGCCATCGTTGTTCATCTTGTTCTCTATAGTCATCTGCTCTCTTATATCGTTCCTCTATAAAAGGAATAATATTATTTGCAGATTTATCATCTAAGATAGAATTAGTGCTATCGTCTAATGATGCTGCATTTTCTTCTATAAAAATTTCATCTTCTTCTGCCATATAACTTCCTTAATATCCAAATGTTGCATCAGCAACTGGCATACGACTAGTTTGATTTGAGTTAGGATCATAGTCAAATATACTAAAACGTGGTCTTGACATTATACCATATCTTAATGCGTCATACAAGTGATCTTCTGCGTTTGTATCAATATCTTCAGGATTTTTCTTGTCAATAGGTAATGCAGGTAATTGTGCAATTATATTATGACAGTTACTAAAGAATACTAATCTTGGTTCTTCTGTGAACTCATCAACTTGTAATCGTCTATGGAGTTCATTCTTTCCTGAGACTCTTGAGCCTTTGCTGCGATCTGACGGTCTAAAGCGACAACCTCGTTGTACCATCTGTTCTGCCAGAGATGGACCAGTATCCCCACGTTTGTGCCAAAGGCTACTGTCCAACACACCATACCGAATATTTCCATCACCTGACTCTAACTCTAATATCATGTCAGCTAAATCGGTAGCTAATACTTTTGATACATATAGCTCCCTATATACAATTAACTGTTCGTCTGGTGCTACTGCTATCCATACTACTGCAGAATAACTTCCATATCCGTAGTCACATGCTCTAAACTTTACCCAGTTATTTGGTACATCAAATGGGTCAACAACATGTATCTTTCTATCAAACTCTGTGAAGGCTGCGCCTTCTTTAATATCCCAATCACCTTCTAGTAACTGTCTTCTTTGTTGTTCTGGTAGCGAGAGAAGCATTGCTTCGTAGTCACCAGATGTAGATAGATATGGGTTATCCGTTAATCTTGCAGGTATAAACTTTCTTTTAAATAATGCTTTACCTGCTTTTTCATGCCCTGATGGGTATTTTAATTCTTCTCCTGTCTCTATATCTGTAGCATTAAATGCTGTATTATAAGCGGCAGGATCAATAAACATTTTCTTAACCCAGTGATGTCCTCGACCTCCGGGATTAGTGGTAGCTCTCATATATACTGGAAGTTCAGGATCTGTTGATCGTAATCGTGATCTCATATAGTTCCAAGCAAACGGAGTTGCCCACTGTGTAAGTTCGTCAAACCCTATCCAACTAAATGCTAGACCTTGGTAGCGTAGCACATCGTCTTCTCTGTCTAGGTATGACATCCAGAGTTTTGCGCCAGAGGGTGCAGTCCACTGCATCTTTCTC